CGACGGCTCGACCGTTCTGCGGACTTCGGTAGCGATAGCAGCCCGCACCTGGATCGGCCTCGACTTCCACCTCACATTCGGACTCGAGGAATGGAGCCATCACGTGCGTGAGGTGACCCTCGTCGGTAATCCAGCCCCGTTGCAGGAACTGGGGCCAGTCACGGCCAAGTGCAGAAGCAGGCACTGGCGTATCGATGCGCGGCAGATTGTCGATGGCTGCGAAGAATCTCAGGTGAAGTGACATCGTTGGCGTCTCCCTCAGAACTCGCTCAGCACGCCGATGCGGATCAGTTGCTCCAACACGCGCTTGCGGTCGTCCTCGGTTTTGCTTTTGTCGTTCAGGCCGTTCGGCGCAGTGATCTGCACGGCGACGTTGTGCGCCTTGCGATGAGGCTGTTTGGCCATGCGCATCACCAGCTTCACTTGCACCAGCGCAAACTGGCTCAGATCCTCGGCGCTGTAATCCTCGTAGGCGACCTGATAGATAGTGCGACCGTCGCGCCGGTCACGGGTGATTTCCATCTTGCTCGCCAGTTGCCGGATGACCGCGCGCCCACCGATTTCCGACTGCTGTTCAAAGGGCTTGGCCACTTTGATTTGCAGGATCGAGATGTTCTCGATGCCCGCGATGCGATCCCGCTCCAGCCGCTTGAGTATTTCTGACGACGAAAAGCCGAGCAGATCGAACTGGCGAATCGGCATGTCGTCGATTTCGCCGTCGTGCGCCAGCACCACGTCACGGAAGATGGTGGCAAGCTCGCGCCGTGCTTCGCGGTCTTGGCAAAACACAGTGAGCGCTCCCGTTGCCGGCTCCCAGGAAAAGCGCGCGGACATGGCAGCAGGCTCCTCGTGATCGACTACATGGCCATTGGCTACCTGCTGGTAATGCGCGGTCGAGCCATTGAAGGTCGCGGTAAGCGTGTGCAGCAGGGCGTGGTCGTCGGCGTCGGCATCTTCATCATCGGCATGCTGGGCATGCGAAAGATCGTGGCGCGTGAATTGCTCGATCAGGATCTGATCCTTGGGCACTCGCGGGAACAGTTCGGCAATGCGCGTGCGCAGAGTCTCCTGAACATCGTCACCCATCATCGGCACCACGCCTTTGGGGCCGAGGAAGTGGCTGGAGTATTGATCGCTCTTCCACTGGCGGTGCATCACCTGCACGTGCTCGGCTTGATCGAAACGATCTTCGCGGCGAACCCCGGCTTCGGGAAATTCCTGCAAGATGCACAGGTGCAGTGCGCGACTGAAACGGTCGGTAGGCATTCCAAGCACGGCGGCATCGTCTTCGCGCCGCTCGTCGAGCACTGACTGAACAGCCTGTGCGCCATAGTCATCACCGAGCAGGATGACCCGTTCTGCGACATCCTCAAGGCGCTGCCGGATGACAGCATCCAGTTTGGCCACGCAATGGAAAAATGCCTGGCGGGATTCGACTGGCAACTTGTCCTTGGCTGCACCGGCCAGGGCCTGCAGTTCCGGCAACGATTCGGCGTTGGCACGTTCGAGCAGGCGCACCACCAGCGCCGGACGTTTGACCTTACGCAGCAGGTCAACGAAATGCTCCATCCAAGGCAGGATGCTGGGGCCGTCGTCGGATCGAGGCTCGCGCGCGCGTTTCGGGGACGACTTCGGGTTGACCACTTTCTGCGGCTGGGCGGTGGTGGTGTGACCGGTTGGCATAGGCAGGCTCCTTCATGAAGTGCGCGATTGCGCGAGTTGTTAACAGCGGGGTTCAAAAAATGCCGACGCAGGGTCGGCGTGGCGGGGGTGGCAAGGGTCAGCGCACGGCGGCCTCCGCTCGGATCAGGCCGTAGCGTTGCAGACGTACCTGAACAAATCGTGGATTAACGCCAAAGCGCGCGGCGAGCGCTTTCTCGAAAAACTCCAGATCGTTTGCGCCGACGGGCGAGAAATACAAACTGGTGCCGGGAACCTCTGGATCGAGAGACGGGCCACGTTGCAGCGCAATGCTGAACTGCGGGGCAAGCTCTTCGACTGCCAGGCTCAAGTGCTGGCGCGGCACCAGTAGCGATCCCATGAACTCGTTGGCGCGCAACTCGGCGAAATGAACCTCCGTGGCCAGTACGGCCTGTGCAGGAGTAACGGGTGATTTCGCCAAATGCTCACTGTCCGGCGTGGTTGTGCGGTAGGCACGCTGCACGGCTGGCTCCAAGGCGTCGAACAACCCTGGCCCTTTGCTGCCCTCGACGATCCAGCCCGGCGCATCGAACACTGCGTGCCCCAACTCGTGGGCAAGCGTGCTTAGAGCCAGCAGTTCGCTTAGTTTTTCGCCGACAGGAGAAACGCACACCATCGCGGTGTCTGGAACGCCGGGGTCGTACTCGCAGATCCCAAAGACGTGGTTGCCATCGTCGTCGTGCACCTCGCAATCCGTGCTGACTTCAACCGAGAAGTCGATGCCGTTGATCTTCAAGCGGTTGATTTCGCGCAACGCGTCGAAGGGAATGGCGTCGAGCCCGGAGCCAACCAGTTGTTGGCGGGCCAGCGCAGCAATGCCTTCAATCTCGATGTGTTTGACGTACTTGGGGCGCTTGCGGTCGCAATGCCGGTAGTCGAGAGTCAGAACCGGCATTCACTTCTTCTCCGTTACTTCACGACGGTACATACGCACCACGCTGGCTACGTCCTCGCGCATGTCGGGCGGCAGACGGCTGGCCTCCACGAAGGCGTCGTCGGGGTCGATGCCCAGAATCTCGGCCGCTTTGCGGATCAGCTCGTCCTTGGGCGGCTTTTCCATGTCGCGCTCAATGCGTGACCAGTAAGCAGGCGATATCTCGAGCTGACGCGCGAACTCGTTCATCTGAATCTGCTTCTCTTCGCGCATTTTGCGAATGAAGGCTCCGAAAGGCATGGGTGTTTCCTAGTTGCGTGATTGGTTAATTGTGTGAGCGTACTGCGCGTCTTGCGGCCTGTCAACTGTTTAGTTAACGCGAAAGTTTCGTCGCCGATTACCCGGAATTGCCATCCGCTTCGGAACATCACGCACATCATCTGTGACGGTTGCAATTCCTCGGAGCCGTCATGAAGAACCTCGAACTTGCATCTCCCTCGGAGATGTCCGCCAGCGCCCGTGCTGGTGAAATCACCACCATCCTTGCGGCTGCCATCGTCCGCACCCTCGTCGCAGACGAGCAAAACCAGAGAGCAGTTGGCCTTGGCTTCATGCCCGACCAGCGCGTTCATACAACCCCCTATCAAGAGGAGAAGTTGTGATGAACGAGAAACAAGCATCCGTCGCCGCACGGATCGCCGAGCTGGCCTGCCTGCCGATGTCCGAGCTCTGGACGGTCTGGGATCGGTATTTCCCGCGCCGCCCGGACTACCCCAACCGCACCCACGTCGAGTCACGGATCGCCTACAAGCTGCAGGAGGAGGCCTTCGGCGGCCTTGCGCCCGAGACCAAGCAGCGGCTGGAAGCCATCGGCGCAAAGCACTCCAAGATCAAGCTGCGGGCCAAGCCGCGTGATTTCGATTTCGCGCCGGGCACGATCCTGCTGCGCGAATGGGGCGAGCGCGAACATCGGGTGACAGTCACCGCCGAGGGGCTGTTCGAATACCAGGGGCGCAACTTCAAGAGCCTGACGGCAGTGGCGCGCCACATCACCGGCGCGCACTGGTCAGGGCCGCTGTTCTTTGGCCTCAGCAAGGGAGGTTCGCGATGAGTGAGATCGCCAGCATCAAGCCCCGCAAACGCTGCGCCGTCTATTGCAGGGTGTCCTCGGATGAACGTCTCGATCAGGAATTCAACTCCATCGACGCGCAGAAGGAGGCTGGCCACGCCTACGTCGCGAGCCAGCGCGCAGAGGGCTGGATTCCGGTGGCCGACGACTACGACGATCCCGGGTACTCAGGCGGCAACACGGAGCGGCCGGGGCTGAAACGCCTGATGGCCGACATCGAGCGCGGCCAGATTGACATCGTGGTGGTCTACAAGATCGACCGCCTGACCCGCAGCTTGGCCGACTTCTCGAAGATGGTCGAAGTGTTCGAGCGCCACGGCGTGTCGTTTGTGTCGGTCACGCAGCAGTTCAACACCACCACGTCGATGGGGCGGCTGATGCTCAACGTCCTGCTGTCCTTCGCCCAGTTCGAGCGCGAGGTCACCGGCGAGCGCATCCGCGACAAGATCGCCGCCGCCAAGCGCAAAGGGATGTGGATGGGCGGAGTCCCGCCCCTGGGTTACGACGTCGACAACCGCCTGCTGGTCATCAACGAAACCGAGGCGGCTGCGGTGCGCCGGATCTTCAAGGAGATGCTGACCATCGGTTCTCCGACCCAGATCGCCGTCAATCTGACCGCCGACGGCATCACGACCAAGGCCTGGACGACACAGGAGGGCCAGACCCGCAACGGCACGCGCATCGACAAGAAGTACCTGCACAAGCTGCTGCGCAACCGCATCTACCTGGGGGAGTTGTCGCACAAGGGGAACTGGTACCCCGGCGTACACCCGCCAATCATCGACCAGGAACTGTGGGACAAGGTTCACGCGGTGCTGGCCCGCGACGGGCACGCACGCTCGGTGGAAACCAAGATCCGTTCGCGCACCGACGCCTTGCTGCGGGGTTTGCTGTACGCCCCCTCGGGCGAACGGATGTACCCGACCTACTCGCGCAAGAACGGTCGCAAGTACCACTACTACGTGTCCAAGTCGGAAAGCCGGTTCGGAGCACCGGGCAAGAGTTATGAGCGCCTGCCCGCGCTGGAGATCGAGGCGGCGGTGGTGGCCCAGATCCGCACGGTGCTGACCAGCCCGGAATCCATCGCATCGGTGGTGCGCCACATCCAGCGCAACGGCGGAGAGATCGACGAGGCCACCACGGTGATGGCGATGGGGCGGCTCAACGACGTCTGGGATCAGTTGTTCCCAGTCGAGCGCCACCGCATCGCCAACCTGATGATCGAGCGCATCGATCTCGTCCACGTTGGCGAGGTTCAGGGCATCAAGGTGAAGTGGCGGGAACTGGGCTGGGATGCCCTGATCGGTGAGTTCGCCCCGAACGGGATCGGCGCGGAACTGATGGAGGTCGAAGCCTGATGGACGACACACTGGAAACCTTCGTGCCCATGACATTCCGCCGCCGGGGCGCTCGGCGGGTGGCCGCCGACGACCGCCACGTCCACGATGTGACGCTGCTGGAGGGGGTGGCGCGCGGTTTCTACTGGCAGCATCTTGTGGACACCGGCGAGATGAAGAGCGGCTCGGACATCGCCCGGGCGGAAGGATTGCACCCCTCTGTCACCAACGAGTTGATGCGTCTGAGCCTGCTCGCACCCGACATCCTCGAAATGCTGATGAATGGTCGGCAGCCGCGCCGGATGAACCTGATCTGGTTCCAGCGCAACCCGCTGCCGGTGGATTGGGAGGCGCAACGCCAGATCGTGAAGCGCTTTGAGGAGGACGCATGAGCAAGAAGCACCGGGGCCGGTTCAAGGGTGATCCGGTCACCTGTCAACTGCCGAACCCGGCAGGCGGCGTGCAACTGGAAACCTTCGTGCCCTGGACGCTGGTGAAGCGAGGGCTGAAGAAGCAGGTCATCACGCCCTTGGACGCGCCGCAGGAATTTCTGTCCGAGGCCACCCGGGAGCGGGAAGTCCGGTCGGCCGCGCAGGACACCGCGTTGATGCGGGCACTCGGACTGGCGCACCACTGGCAACGCCTGCTGGATGGGCAACGGGCGGCATCGGTGGCCGAGATCGCCGAGGCCGAAGGCATGGACGTGACACAGGTTCGCCGGGTCATGCGTTTGACGCTCCTGGCCCCAGACGTCGTGGAACGGCTAGTGGGCTCGCCCGATGCCGTGCTGGAGAAGGTGATGCGCCGCCCCTGGCCCAACGCCTGGGGCGACCAGATGCGCGTGCTCGCGCCACCCGGGTGAGTGCGTCGCGCCCAGCGCCAGCAACCGCCTGCGGGCGGTTTTTTTGTGGCCGCTCGGCACTCGGTCGCCGCCTCTACAGGAGTTGCCAACCACAACCGACCGTCTCTAAACCCGCGCCAGCAAAGGAGGTGGCCTCGAGAACGCTCGCGTGACCAGCAGAGAAAACGGAGAACAGAGAGGCGTCAGTAGGGGCGAAAACGCCGACTTCGCAGGGGTGGCGCTCGCGAGGCCATGCCCGGAAACCGCGCCAACGCTGGGGGAACGGGCAAAAAAAATCCCAACCGATAAGGGTTGGGATTTTGGGTATTGGTGGAGATGGGGGGAATCGAA